GTATGAAGAATTTGAGAATAATATTGATATCAAATATGAAAGAAAGCCTAATAGCTCAGAGATATCTAAGTTTATATCAGATAACCAAGAGATATGTTACTTGGTGCTGACTGAACCCAAACTTCTAGAAGTTCACAAGGAAAATTCAAGGGTCTTTTACATGGCTGAACAGATGCTAAAATCAATGCAGCAGGTTAGTGAAAGAATTGGCAAGAAGATGTCTTCAAAACAAGCGGGTGTTTCAATCAATCTCAATTACCAACAGAGAAGAAAGGAATTAGAATCAATGGCTCATAGTTACACTGGTGTTCCTAGGGATGCAAACTTCAGATCTGAAAGGAAAGACATCGAGGAGTACAATGATGAAGTGGACTCTTGGGTTGCTTATATCTCATTTGATATGTCTGAATTCTCAAAAAGATTCCCAGATCACTTGCTCATAATATATGGTGAAATTATGAGTGAATTGACTGGTGAAGAATGGATGAAGAGGATTGACTTATTTTTCAAGACAAGCTTGATAGTTCACAACACTAGGGGATATATAGGCAGCATAGGTGGTGTGAGAGGCGCATTCGAGGGATTCCTCAACTTTATTTGGACATCTATACACTCAGTTGTTATGGACATAGCTCTCAAATCTACTGGAGTTGTTGGTCTTGTTGCAACATATTCAGATGATGGCATGGGAAGGCTTCTTTATAATAAGAAGTGCAATCCTAAGGAGGATATAACTAAGATTATGAATATCTACAATTCTCATGGACTTGTATTCCATTTGACTAAAACAGCACTTTCATCTAATATCTGGGAGTATTTAGGATCTTTTTGTGTCAATGGGATGATTGTTGATGAATGGGGGAAAGCATTCTTTAGAATGGGTCTTGACAAATCGCACAGAGGGTTTGATCCTATAGCCAACAAAATAAACAAAGTTTACTCACAATGCGAGTCTTGCATAAAATTTGGCATACATCCAATAATGGCAATAGTTTACACAAGATTCTTTATTATTGAGTATCTCATGAGGAGGTTCCCGGCTATGGACCCATGGGTTCTTGGTTATATGACACTTATACCTAATAATTGCTCTGGCATTAGGATGCCTGATTTCTCAACAATGACTCTCTCATCTACAATTACTAGTCTAGCAGAGTTCGTGGCTGATATAGAGTTGATATCAGATTACCGTACTGATGTTGGGAGAAGAATTATGACTCATATTATGGACAATCTTAAATTCCCTGATGAAGCCTATACAGGGTTCATAACCGGGTCAATATTGCAGACTAACCTCACTGATATCAGTGGAACAGCATCAGTAGCTAGACTCATTGAGAAAGCAAATCTGAAGAGCAGGCATCCAATTCCTTCCGAGCCTTTCTCTTCGCTTGAAATTAAGCAGTTGATAGAAATTGTTAAACGGACACAGAACATTGATATGAGAACATTCCAGAAACTAATTCAAGACACTCCAAATTTCATTGAGTACACAAACGCAACACAGACTGTAACAAGTACGGCATTGTTTGGTCTTGTTGATAAGGGAAGTATCATTCGTGAACAACGACGTGACACTAAAAGGTTTGTTGATGCTTACAACATGTGGGAAAAAGTCCTTAAGAAGGGTGAAGCATCAGTTGATACTAAGGGTAGGGACACATTGGACTATATCATGTCAAAACTATATCCTGATATTAGCCATACACCCCTTGTTGAGTCTCCTAGGACATCGCTAACTATATCTACAGCTAAGGATGCCTGTATAATTGTTAGAACACAGTGGTCTGGCATAGATAGATTGAACAAGTACACATATACAGAGCCAGTCAAAAGATTCCTACCTTCAATGACTCCTTCCACTATCTTAACTGAAGTTCCAGACAATGAGAAGATTAGACTCGGTAGAAGATTTGCCCTGACTGCCGCCAGAGTCATTTCATCACAGCCGGGTGCGGTCGGTGTCTACATAGGCATTTGCAATGTTTTGCGCATTAAAACATCTAGTGTTCCATCCTCAACAGTAAACTCCATCCATAGATCAGTCACGTCTTCATTCGGAAGAGGTGATGTATCAATAAGCATTCCAACAGCCTACATTGCATCATCATATTCATGTATATCTGATAGACTATACAAGGAGTTGGTTACAGAGAGAGCCGATAGAACCACATACACAGAATATGGCAGAATTATAAAGTATCTGTCTGACTTTTATTCTTCTGGTCCAATGTCAGAAGGCAAGCTTGTTAAAGATGTTAAATATATTAAGGTTAATTGTC